CCTCGACTCGCTGATATCGCCGTTCGATGGCGCGCGCTGGTCGGTCCAGGTGAAGGAGCTCCTCGAGGCCGAGGGCAAACCGGAACAGAAGAAGGTCTGGTGGAACACGCTCCGCGGACTCCCGTGGGAGGAAGAGGCGGTCGAGCTCACCGAGGAGGGCCTCGCCGCGAACGTGCACCCTTTCCCGTGCGACTGCGCGCCGGGCCAGCACAACCCGCGGGAATGCGAAACGCGGCGCGTGCCCGAGCGTGCGGCCGTCATCGTCCGCTGGGTCGACACACAGGACGATCGCCTCGAGTGCTTCGAGTGGGCGTGGGGCGCCGGCGAGGAGGCGTGGCGCGTAGACTGCGAGATCATCGACGGCAGCCCGGGCCTCCTCGAGGGTGCGCCGGGCTCGCCATGGACCGTGCTCGCGGCGCGCCTCTCCAAGAGTTGGCGCCACGAGTTCGGCGCTCCAATGTCGGCGGAGATCACGGGCATCGACTCCGGCGGCCACCATGCGAAAGCGGTCTATGCATTCGTGCGGAAGCATCTCCCGGAGCGCGTCTTCGCGACGAAGGGCTCCTCGCTCGGTGAGGGCGTGCCGTTGTTAGGCAAGATCTCGCGCAAGAACGCCGCGCGCGTGCCGCTCTTCCCGATCGGCGTCTTTGCCGCGAAGGAAACGATCCTCACGCGCTTCGCGAAGGTCGGCGCGCCCGGACCCGGCTATGTGCATTTGCACGACGGCATCGATGCGGACCGCCTCAAGCAATTCGCCGCGGAGAAGCTCTTCACCGAGTACAAGTCGGGCCGCCCCAAACGGATCTTCAAGAAGACCGAGGGGCATCTCCGGAACGAGGAGCTCGACGGCCTGGTCGGCGCGATGGCGATGCTCCATGCGCTTGGCGTCAAGCGCATCGAACAGCTGGGCGCCGAGGCGGCCGAGCTCCGGAAGAAGGGCGAGCAGCTCGCCGCCGCGCCGCCAGCGCCGGATCCGGCGGGCGTCCACCTGCCGGCGTCGGTGATGCCGCCGCCCAAACCGCCAGGACAGGGGTATGTGAATCGCTGGCGGCGCTAACCAACCTGTTGCGCGCGGCCGCGTCGTTGCACTAACGTACCAGCATAATCGGCAGCACCACGCCATCGAGGCGCGGAGATCGGTCCCCACGGACCAGTCTCCGCGCCTTTTTCGTTTCCGGGAGCGACTCTGGCACCCACGGTCACGCGCACCGCGCCGCAGCAGATCATCGCTGGCGACTCGATCGAGTTCCTCGTTGCCATTCCAGGCGGGTACGAAGCCTGGACTGGGTCCGCGCGCATCACCGGCCCGCAGAACCTCGACGCCACCAGCTGCGCGACCGAGGGGAACGACTTCCACGTCTACTTCAAGGGCCTGGACGGCACCGACGCGCTCGATCGGGGCCAGTACGTGCTCTCGGTGTGGGCCTCGAACGGCAACGACCGGAAGACGATCGGGCAATATCCGCTCACGGTCGCGCCCGATCTCTCCGCGGTCGACGCGCCGGTCCAATCGCATGCGGCGAAGATGCTCGCGCAGATCGAGGCGGTGCTCGAGTTCCGCATGACGGGGCGGAAAAGCGGGCCCCTCGAGAGCTACACGATCGACGGCCGCTCGATGCAGGACTTCCCCACCGATGAGCTCTACACGCTGCGCGCGCAGTACGCGAGCGAGGTCGCCGCGGAGCAGAATCCGACGAATCAGATCGGCCAGATCAAATTCAGCTTCCCGCCGGCGTGTCCGCCCAGCGGGCTCTGGCCCCTCGGGGATCCGAGGATGTTCTACCGATGAGCGTTCTCGATCGCTGGCGCGCAGCGATCGCATTCGCGATCGCGCCGAGACGGCGCTCCTTCGCTGGGGCACAGTACACGCGGCTCAACGCGGGCGATTGGATCTTCGCGACGTCGCGTTCTGCGGAAGCCGACACGAAGGCCGATCTCCGGCAGCTCCGCAATCGTGCGCGGGAGCTCCGGAAAAACTCGCCGTTCGGCGCGCGCTATACGCAGGTGCTCGTCGAGGGCGTGCTCGGCGACTGTGGCATCCGCCTCCAAGCGAAGAATCAGACGCTCGAGGGCAAGCTCTTCACGCGCGCCAATCAAGCGATCGAAGATGCCTGGGAAGATGCGGGCACGATTCGCAATTGGGACGTTGAGAAGAAGCTCACGCGCGACGAACAGCTCGCCCTCTCGGTCGGCCAGTGGGGCGACGACGGCGAGATCCTCATCCGGCAGTACCGCGGTCCCCGGTTCGGCCCGTATGGCTACCAGGCGCAGGTGCTCGATCCGGATCTCCTGGATGAGACCTTCAACCAGGAGCGCGTCGGCACGATGCCGCGCATCGTGCAGGGCGTCGAGTACGACGACTTGGGCGCGCCCGCCGCCTATTGGCTCTGGAATCGCCATCCGTCGGACTCGGGCGGATTGAATCGCGAGCGCACGCGCGTCCCCGCGTCGGACATCATCCACACCTTCCTCCCGATGCGCGCGGGCCAGCCGCGCGGAATCCCGCACGCGTCGGCGATCATGGCGACGCTCCGCATGCTCGACGGCTATGTCGAAGCGGAGCTCGTGGCCGCGCGGACGGCTTCTGCGAAGATGGGCGCTGTCGTCGATTCGGATCCGCAGTCGCCGAGCGTGCGGTCTCCAAGCGCAGGGGGCGCGACCATACCGGCCGAAGCCGAACCGGCGACGCTGATGGACCTCCGCGGCCAGCAGGCCAAGCTCGATCTCTGGGATCCGCAACACCCGACGGCGGCCTTTCCCGACTTCATGAAGACGATGGCGCGGTTCATCGCCGTCGGCTACGGCATCTCGTATCACACGCTGACGGGCGATCTCTCGGACGCGAACTACTCGTCGATGAAAGTCGGCGAACAGCCCGAGCGAATGCACTTCAAGCGCCTGCAGCGCTTCGTCATCGATCACGTACTCCAGGAGCTCTATCGCAACTGGCTCGCGATGGCGCTGCTCAATGGGAAGATCACGGGCGTCACGGACTTCTCGGTGGAGCGCTACACGCGCGTTGCCTGGCAGCCGCGCGGCTTTGCGTCGCCAGATCCGCTCAAGGATGCGCAGGCCGACTACATGGACGTCGCCGCCGGCACGCGCACGCTCACGGAGATCTGCGCCGCGCGCGGCCGCGACTTCGGGGAAGTGCTCGAGGAGCGGAAGCAGGAGCTCGAGCTACTCAAGGCCGCGGGCATCGAGAGCGTGCTGCCGATCGCGAAGCCGAAGGGCGCGAGCGACACCGCGGAGGACGGATCCGGCGACGCCGGCGACGACACCAGCGGCGCGGACGAAAGCGCAGCCACCAAGAAACCCCGACAGCTGAGAATGGCGAATGCGTAAGCCCACGCCACAAGAGCTCGCGCAGCTGCGCGAGGCCTACCCGTTAGGCGAACCGCGCGTCGACTATCGCGAGATGGATCTCCGGATCCTGTCCGAGGGCTATCCCCCGACCGGCAAGGCCACCGACAACCCGGTCGAAGAGGATCAGGACGAACTCGAGGAGCAGATCGACGGCGGCGACGAGACCGACGAGGAGGAGGAGCCGCTCGACAGCGCGAAAGCCGCCGGCAAGAACGGGAAAAAGAAGAAGCAGCGCGCGGCGGACCCCAACGCGCCGATCCCCGTCGCGATCTCGAGCGAACTGCCGGTGCTCCGCTACGACTGGTGGGAAGACGAGCGCTACTACGAGGTGCTCGATCACTCCGCGAGCTCGGTGGATCTCTCCTATTCGCGGGATGGCTTGCCGTTCGTGGCGAGCCACCGCGCATGGGACGCCGATCAACAGCACGGCATCGTCGAGGACGTGAAGGTCGGCAAGGACCGCGTGCTCCGCGGCTCGATCCGGATGAGCGCCGCGCAGCGCTCGCAGGAGATCGGCTCCGACATCCGGAACGGAATCCGGAAGAAGGTCTCCGTCGGCTACATCCTCGGCGACGACTACGAGCAGACGAAAGGCGGCGCCGACGGCATCCCCGTTAGGCGCTACAAGAATTGGATGCCGATCGAGGTATCCACGGTTCCCATCCCTGCTGACTACTCGGTCGGCATCGGCAGGGCGCAGTCGTTGGCCGGCCAGGAAGCGCTGGCGCGCTTTCGATCGCTTCACCCCACAACGCCCCCGAAAGGGCAGGTAAAACCGATGCGCAACGACGCAACGGCCCCCGAAGGGGGCGCCCCCGCAACAGAGCAAGACCCGACGGAAGCCGCCCTCACGCGAGTGAAGGGCATTCGCGAGCGCGAGCGTCAGGCTGAGCACGAGCGCACCGATCGCCTCATCCAGCTTGGCACCCAGCACGGCCTGATGGACCGCGTCGAGGGGTGGATCCAGAACAAGACGACCATCACCGACGCTCTCGCCGAAGTGAACCGCGTGCTCGAGGAGCGCATGCAGCGCCCGACGCAGCAGGCGAAGCCGATCGCCCTCTCGAAGAAGGATCACGAGCGCTTCAGCTTCGCGCGCATGATGCTCCTTCAGGACGACAAGCTGGAGCGCATGTTCGACATCGACCCGGACTTCGCTGGGAAGCGCGGCAAGGTCGATTACGGCCTCGAGCGCGAGGTGCTCACCGACGCGACGAAGCGGAGCCCGATCCCGGCCAACGCGAAGAAGGGCGGCGTCTTCATCCCCTTCGTCACGCAGGACGACGGCCGCGACCTCACGATGGGCGAGCGGCTCAGGGAGCTCCACGACCGCGACATATATTACGCCAAGCGCGGCATCGATTCGGCGACGAACACCACGGGCGGCCCGTTCAAGTTCACGCAGCCGGGTGATTTCATCCAGCTGCTCCGGAACAAGACGTCGGTGCTCCGCGCCGGCGTGACGGTCCTCTCGGGCCTCACGGGTCCGGTCACCTTCCCGAAGCAGTCGGGCCCGGGCTCGGCGAGCTGGCGCGCAGAGAATCCGGGTTCGGACATCTCCCGCGTCGACCTCACCACGACCACGGTGACGTTGTCGTTCAAGACGATCCAGGCGGCGATGGCCGTCTCTCGTCAGGCGCTCTTCTCGGCCGCGAGCGGCAACTACGACCTCGAGGGGATCATCCGCGGCGACCTGGCCGCGATCATCGGTCTCGCGATCGATCTCGCGGGCCTGAACGGTCTCGGTTCCTCGAACCAGCCGCTCGGCCTTCTGCAGGACACGAACGTCGGCACGGCGCCGGCGCTCGGTACGAACGGCGGCACGATCGCGTGGGGCAATGTCGTTGACCTCGAGACGGCGATCGGCGATGCCAACGCCGACATCGGGACGATGACGTACCTCACGAACACCAAGCAGCGCGGCGTCGCGAAGAAGCAGGCGGTGCTTGGCAACACGGCGTCGGGGGTTCCGCTCTGGACCGGCACGCCGGGGATCATGGATGGCCAGCTCAATGGCTATCGCGCGATCGCGTCCAACCAGGTCCCGCGTAACCTCACGAAGGGCACGTCGACGACGGTCTGCTCGGCGTGGGTGTTCGGCGTCTTCGAGCATCTGCTCATGGGCGTCTTCGGCGGCGGGTTCGAGATGATGACGGACCCGTACACTTTAAAACTTCAAAATTTGGTTGACGTTACCGCCTGGTCCTTCGTTGACTTCGCCAATCGGTACCCGCAGGCCTTCGCAACTTTGAAGGACGCGTTGTAGGTCGCATGAGGAAGTTGTAAATTCCCTATGTGCGACCTGACCGTTGCAAAGAGTGCGGCAAGCAACTCCCTCCACCCCGAAGTCCGGAGTGGAGGGAGCGGCCGCGCAATTGCGACGAATGCAGGGCGGCAAAACGAATCGCGAATGGCGTCCTTCAGCGCGCGAAGCGGCGTGCGGATCCGGCGATCGCAAAGAAGGATCGAGAGTACTGGCGCGAACGCTATCTCGCCAACCGCGAGGAGATACTCGTCTCGCAATGCGAGAAGCGAAGGTCTCCAGAGTACAAAGCGCGCTTCCGTGCCTATATTCGGCGCTACTACCAGGAGCACAAGGCCGAATGGGACGCGCGCACACGCAGCCGGGAGCGGAGATTCAAGCGCAGCAGCAACGGCCGGCAGTGCGACTGGCGCGACATCCGGATCTTCTGGGTGCTCCAGTCGGGCCTCTGCTTCTGGTGCGACGCGCCGCTCGCGCAGGACGACTTCCACGTCGACCACCTCATCCCGCTCTCGAAAGGCGGCAAGCACGAGCGCGCGAACATGGTGCTCAGCTGTCCGACGTGTAACCTCAGAAAGCACGCGCTCCTGCCGATGGCCTTCGCCGCGAGACTCCGAAAGACCGCATAGCGGGGCCGGGCTGTGAGCCCGCTTCCGTCGTTCGATGACGATCTCGCCTACGTCCTCCAGGATGTAGGCGAGGTTGTCGTCTACGGCACGCAGAAGGGCTACGGGCTGCTCGACGAGGCCGCGCTCGAT